TTTTAGTGATCTGATCTACATTCCCAAAAATACAGCTCACCACTGCAAGAAAGGTTAAGTAATGGCAAAAGCCAAGAAGACAATGGGTCGGCCACCGTTTGAAGTTACAGATGAAGTCCTGTCAAACGTCACACAGTATATGTCGCAAGGCTTAACTGTTGATCAGTGCGCTCGAATGTTAGGCATTAGCAAGTCCACTATGATGCTTCATCAGGCAAACAATTCGGACTTTTCGGACGCTATAAAAAGCGGAAAGGTTCGTGGTATAACCGCAGTGACAAACACGTTGTTTAATAAAGCTGTTGAGGGTGACAACACTTCAATGATCTTTTGGCTCAAAAACCGTGGCGAAGGCGAGTGGATTGAAAAGGTCGTGACTGACAATACAAACAACAACAAGGTCGAGCTTGACCTATCGAGGATTAGCGATGAACAAATCAGTTCCCTTGAAACAGCTTTTGGGCAGCTTGACCTTGGAGCAAGTGAGAGCTGAAAAATACAAGCGTAGCCTACGCGATTTCACAGTAGCCGCTTGGGACACAATAGAACCTGGCGTACCGTATCAGTCAAACTTTCACATTGATGCGATCAGCGATCATCTTCAGGCAGTCGTGGACGGGTCTATCAAAAGATTGATAATAAACGTGCCACCCCGACACATGAAGAGCTTGTCTACGGCGGTTCTTCTGCCAGCTTGGAGTTGGGCCAAAGACCCCTCAAAAAAATTCTTATACGCATCCTATGCATCTAGTTTGTCGATTAGGGACAGCACCAAGTGCAGGAGATTAATTGAAAGTCCGTGGTATCAAGCCCACTTCCCACACGTTAAACTAACGTCTGATCAAAATGCCAAGCAGCGGTATGAAACGACAGCTTCTGGTCACCGCATAGCTACCTCAGTGGGCGGAGCTGCCACTGGGGATGGTGGCGATATTGTACTAATTGACGACCCAGCCAGTGCCGCAGATGCCCAGTCGGCTGCGATGCGAGACTCAGTAATTGAGTGGTGGGATCAGACAATGCAGACACGTCTTAACGATCCTAAGACTGGCGCATTTGTTATAATTGCTCAGAGATTACATGAGAACGATTTATGCGGCCACATATTGGCAAACGAACTTGGGGATGAATGGGATCATCTCATGCTGCCGGCGAGATACGAATTGGCCCATCCTACGCCAATGCGATCTAGCCTTGGCTTTACCGATCCCCGTACCCAAGAAGGCGCGCTTCTGTGGCCCGATAGGATGGACGAAAAGACAGTGACTACCTTGGAGCGATCACTAGGATCTTACGCCACTGCGGGTCAGTTACAGCAGCGACCAGCGCCAAAGGGCGGCGGTATTCTCAAGTCGTCTTGGTGGGTTCCTTGGGAAAAAGAAGAGTTGCCAAATAATATTGAATACGTTTTGCAGAGTTACGACACTGCATTTGAGACTAAGGAAACATCTAGCTATAGCGCCAGGACAACCTGGGGCGTGTTTAAGTATGAGGGCTATGACTGCTTGATCGTTCTTGAGATGTGGTACGACAGAGTTAATTTCCCAGAGCTTTTAAAGCTGGCGCAAGCATCTTACGATGAGTGGGAGCCCGACGCGGTTTTGATCGAGAAGAAAGCCAGCGGAGCAAGTTTGATACAGTCGTTACGCATGGCGGGCGTTCCTGTCCTGGCTTACAGCCCTGATCGAGACAAGATTGCCAAGGCTCACGCTAGTTCTGCGCTGCTGGAAGACGGCAGGATATACTACCCTAAACGCAA